GGTCTTCCTTTTTCGTCCGTGAGCGGCCCAGCCATGCCGCCAAACCGCGCAGCAAAGCTAACACGCCGCGGGTTCGTTCCAGACTTAACTGGCTCCCTAAGATTGCCGCCTTCCTTGCTTTCGAAGTGCCGTCTGCCCGCTTCATTTAATCCCCCTTCCGGGTTTTGATATTTTTTCTGAACCATTATTCGTACCAATCCAAAACTAGCTCTGCTTCTTGCGACTGTGAATTTACGTTAGTTAATCTAAAAAGATAGGTGGTCAGAGGCTTTAGAACAAACTCAGCCGTAAATCCCTCGCCGCCAGTACCGGTACCGCCCTGTCCACTGGCAACAAACTCCCCAAAGATTTCCGTTCCAAGAGAAGTTACGGTTGGAGTATGTACTGCTGCGGCAACGCTGGTTGTTGTGATCGCCCTGTTGCGGCGTTGAATCGTCATTGACGTGCCGCCAGACGTGGTCGGATCTTCATAGATATAAAACTCTGACGAGCCGCCACTTTGGTAAGTAAACACGCAATGAGGAGCATATCCGGCAGGCCAAGCAAGAGCTATATCTAAATTGCCGTTGACCGCCAAAGGAGAGCTTTTGGTAAACGTCTTGTAAACGTAAAATGCTCTGCCCTCATGCAGGCGCAAATGGTTTACGTCGATCATTGGAAACGGCTTGTCTGACGATGTCAGAAAGCTGTTGCCATCCTTGTCAACGTAAGCCGGGGTTACAAACCTAGACTTAGTGGTGAACGACTCCTGCTGAACCTGTATCGCCATTATTTCTTAGGACGCATGGCAGTTTTTGCTGCCTTCTTAAACGCTTCCTCGGTTGGCGCACCTTTGGAACCAGGCTTACGCATCTTCTCGCCTGAGCCCTCTTTTATACGCTCACGCTTTTCATGGATGTTGGCATAGAGTCCGGGCTTCACTTGTACCCTCCTGCCTTACGGCCTTGGGACATAGCGATTGCTACGGCTTGCTCGCGGCTTTTGACAACCGGGCCACCCTTGCCGGAGTGCAGGGTTCCAGACTTGTACTCGCGCATCACCTTTTCAACCTTCTTTTGCATCTTGTCTTTATTGGGCATGATGGCTCCTTACATTGTTCCTGTGCCAAGGGTTGTCTGTCCGATACCCTCTTCTGGATTCAAGCGAACTTCCGACAGAAGGGCGCGACCACGGCGACGCGACCGACGCTTTGCGGCCTGCTCAATATCTTCTTGTTGCCGTGCGGTTGGCGGCATAGCCGGAGCTGCCGGAGTTGCCGGAGTTGCTTCAACGGCTTTAACAGCCGCTTGTGCCGGTTGCGGAGAAGGGCGGCGGCTAATGCCAAGCGCCTGCCCAGTTTTTTGCACTCCAGTTTCTACTGCTCTAACTACGCCGCCCATTACGCTGTCCTTTCTTGCTCTGTTGCGCCAAAAGTCTGAATTCCCATTTCGGGAGCTACGCGAGCTGCGGATAGCAACATCCGCGATCCGCCGCGTTGCATTGCCCGCCGTCTGGCTGTCTTAGCTTCCAAGATATCTGCACGTTCTTGCTGGGCTTCTTCGCGTACCCTAGCGTTTTCTTGGCGCTGCATTTCAAGCTGTTGCTCGGCAGCCCGGTTATCTGGCTTTTTAAATAATCCGCCCATCTATACCCTCGACATGAGTAAGTAATCCACACCGTCTGGGCCGTACTTGCGCATGACCGCTTCCTGCTGAAAGCCTATGGCCAATGCCCACTTCTCTGCCCGCTTATCCGTAGTTCTAATGGTTAATTGGATGCGATGCAATCCCATAGATATCGCGGCGATATCCATTACCTTCATGCCAATCCTAGTAAGGGTCATCGGTATGGATCTGACCTTGTCGTCTGGCACAAGCCAAGTTTCTGCCACGCCAGACCATATGGATACAAACCCGAATATGGCCACCGGCTGTAAGTTTAGGAAAGCCGTGACCGCCGGACCCATTTGTGACTGCGTGGTCAGTAAATGCTCAACCTCTTCTGGCTTTGCCGCTACCAACACTTCCTCGGACTTGACCTCAATACGCCGGACATGAGCCGGCGAGAACGGCATGAAAAACAAACCGCGGCGCTTATTGGCCTGGTTTAGCTTTTCAGCGAGAACCGAAGACGTCAAAGTCGGCATTGACTACCGTCTGGGCGACCATAGTGTTGGCTGACAGCCCGCTCTTGGTCATGCGCTTGTGCTCGCCACCGCCAAGCAACAGATAGCCAAAGGCGTCGCCAACGTGCGAGTGCTCGTTCTTATTTGGCGCATCGCGGAATCTTTCCTGCCCGGCACCGACTGAGATACGCTTAAAATGATACCCGCCGGCCAGCGCCTTCCGGAGGAGCTTGCATTGCCTATCGACAATCAAACCAGGCTTGCCATTGATTAGGCGCTGCATGGGGGCGGCAGACGCCTCCCGTCTAACCTTGAAGTCGTTGCTGTGCGTAGGCTGGGCTCGTAGCCCCAGGGTGCGCAGATGGTCAAAGGCTGTTACCTCATAGATGGCATCCCGCTGCATACCGGCCGGGTCGCCCCAGAGCATGATCTGAGCCTTTGGGAACCTGGCATTGAGCTCTGCCAATAGCTGCTGGCCAAACCGCTCTAGGCCCATGTCAAAGGTGACAATCTCATGCAGGATGACCCAGCGTCCGTTATTTAGCCTTTGGCCTATAACCGCAGCCGGCGTCAGTCCAAAGTCCAGGCCGACCTGAATTGGAAGTGTAACGTCATACGTTACATCGTCCACCATCATGCTGTCGTCATACTCAGGCCAGACTGGGCGCCCTTCCTGGACGTAGGTGTATTTGCCCTCGGCATAGCATCTGATCCAATCCAGATTCTTGCCCATGAGCATCTGCTGGTAATAGCCGGCAGGAAGGTTGTCGATGTTCTCGGCTTTGGGGTTTAGCTTCCACCATTTGCCAGAGGCAAAGATATGGTCATTGGCTTCTGGGTTATCGGGCAGCTCCTCGCCGCTGACTTCCATAATTCCGCCCGGCTGCTTGAAAAACTGCCAGCCATATTGGCCACCCATCTTTTCTTTTTCGGCTAGACGAAACCACCAATGGTCGTCATCCATTGGGTTTGTGTCCATCCAGATACCGTGCCAAGATGCGCCACCGTCACGCTTAGTCGGATAGCGGCCAACCCGGTGAGTCAGTCCGTCAATCACAGCCTTTGGGAGTTCCCTTGCCTCGTTTACCCATGCTCCTGTCAGCTCTAGCGACAATAGTTTTCTTACGTCTTTTGGCTGGTCTAGTGCTAGGAATATAACCTCCATGTCGATCCCGGCGGCATCCCCGCGGGACGGCAAACGGATGTGATGCGTAATCGGCGGAGTCCAGAGCATTGGGCCAAAAGTATTCTCTGGGAATAAGTCCAGCCAGGTCTTAATCGTCGTGGTCTTTAGCATCGGATATGAGTTCCGTACTACCGCCCAGCGAGAGTATCGTATGCCGTCAATAGGACTAGGCTTTTGGCTTACAGCCTTCATCATAATCTTGGCTGCGCAGGCATAGGACTTACCGGAACCCACCGGACCCATCAACCCTTGCACAAAGGCGTTGGACTCAATAAATCTATAAACCTCTGGCGACTTGCTGAAGTTTAGATTCAGTCCGGTTACGGGTAATTCCTTTGCGCTTTTTTCTTTGGTCTTGGCCATTTAATCTCCGCAGAAACAGGCAATTGTTTCTTCTTGCGGGTCAAATATATTTTTTTGTTCTTGTGAGTATTTCAACATTTCCGCATAACCTGGCCTATCTTTTCTAAATCTTGCGCCATTTGGGGTTGATGATAATGCCGTTGATTCCATTTTCGCCCACCATACAGCGCGCTCTGGCTTTTCTTGGATTAAGCTCATAATTTGATGAGCCCCTTTGAGATAACAAAGATCGCAATTGCCGTGCATTGTTACTCCGTTCATATTTGGCAATTTAAGATCAAATGATTGTTCGCGCCAAAACTTTCCAACAATTTCTTTTGTGACCCCGGCCCGTCCAAGCGGAGCTATCTTTTCTTCGTGCTTGCCGTAATCTTGATTACCTATTTTAGCCAGACGCCTTTGTTCGTCAGCCCGAATCCCAAGCATTGAGTCCCACTCGGTCCAGCCAATGCTTTTTAGATATCTATGGATAGTCCTGACTTTTAACTCAACCGTGCAAAAACGACTTACTGGGTTTGGTAGATAATTGCGTTTTTTAATTAAAGCAGCAAAAGGCTCTCCGTCACGACTGGCTGTTTCAAATGTGACTTCCTTAAACTTTGGATCATTAGGAATAAACTCAAGCCAAGTAATTTGCACGCCCCAGTTTTTTCCGCAATCTCTTACAAACTCAAGAGTTGCTTCATCTTCTTTTCCTGTATTGGCAAAGCAAACTTTTGTTTCGTCTGGTATTCCGTCGTTATCTTGAATAACCCTCCAAAGCATATAGGCGCTAGTTCTACCGCCAGAAAAGCTTATGCAAGTTGGACCGTTAATCTTAAAATGTTTATCCATTTTTAGCCGCTAGGTAGAGTCCGACATTGCCAATGCTATAACCAACAAAAGCAATACCAAGACCCACATTACCATGTCGAATAAGATCGACTGCAACCACAGCATAAACACCTCCGATCACC